GACAGGCTACGCGCTGGCAACTACATCCCCGCAACCACGCTGATCCGCACCGAACTATGCAGCGAGCTCGGCTGGCGGACGGACGCGGCGCACGGATTCGAGGATTGGGATTTCTGGATACGCGCCCTCGACGCCGGCGCTCGCTTCGTGTGCGTCCCGGTCGTGACGTGGGTCTATCGCTTCCACGGCGAGAACCTATCTGCGGCGCTGTAGAATACAGTCATGGCTGTGACTGCATTTACGCGCGATTCTGCAACAGCGATTCCATGCGCGAACTGCGAAACGCAATTTGTACCGTGGCAGTATGCACAAAAGTGTTGCTCTGATAAATGTGGATATACGCACGGCAATAAGCGTGCGCGAGCAGTTATCAACTCTACCCCTCGCCTTGTTGATAAATGCGTTCGCTGCGGTGATTCAATTAGTCATCTGCGACGTAATGCAATCTATTGCTCGCGATCATGCAAGAGCATGGACTATACGTTTCACAAGCGCGGAAAGAGTCGCTTTACGACAATTGCGCGCAGGCGTTTTCTTTACGAACGCGATGGCGGACATTGCTATTCGTGCGGCTCCGCAGTCGCGCAAGATTTCTTTGAGCTCGATCACTTGATTCCAGTGGTTGACGGTGGCACGTCTGAAGAAAGCAACCTAGCCGTGTCCTGTCGTTACTGTAATCGTTCGCGAGGGACTAAGATCACAGACGCGGTTATCCGCAAGATCGGGGAACTTTCAGAGTGATTACCAATGGCTACTGCACGCTCGCACAAGTCAAGGCTGCGCTGCGTATTACCGACAACACCGATGACACGCTGATTGAGGGTAGTGTCGAGGCGGCATCGCGTCTGATTGACGGGTATACGCTGCGGAACTTTTACTCGGCTGGTACGGCTACGCGCCTATTTACCGCACCCGATCCCCTCTATTGTCCCGTCGATGATCTCGCTGGAACCGCAATCACGATCCAGACCTCGACGCAAGCGAACGGCACTTTCGACGTGACGTTCGCCACGACTGACTACCAGCTCGAACCGCTGAACGGCAATCTCGACGGCATCCCGTGGGCGTACGATCGCATTCGCGCAGTCGGCGACTACGCGTTCCCAATGGTCTCCGCCGGTTCCTAGATCCCGACGTTCAGATGCTCGTCGAGCCATACAAGAGGATGCGTCTGTTCCGATGACGGCTACCGTCGGGCAAGTCAAGACGGCACTCGCCACAGCTGCCGCAACGATCACGGGACTACGCACGTATGATCGGCAGCCCGACAATCTCAACGCACCCTTCGCTTTCCCCTCGCTCCAGTCGATTGACTATCACGGCGCTATGGGCGCCGGGTCGATCCTTCAGACGTACACGCTGACAGTCGTAGTTGGTCGCGCGTCTGAGCGTGCTGCTGAGGATCTGCTGGATACCTACCTCGGCTACGGCTCGGGTGGCATTCGTGCCGCGATCGAAGCGGATACCACGCTCGGCGGAGTCGTTCAGACGTGCATCGTCGAGTCGGCCGGCACAATCGGCACGATCGATGGCAACGACACGATCTACCTGTCTGTAGATTTCCGCGTATTGGTTTACACCTAAGGAGTTTGACGATGGCAAAGTTTATCGTGGCACCCGGTTTTATTGTTGCCGGCAAGACCGAGGGGCAAGAGGTCAAGGCGTCCGACGTGGATCGCTTGGACGTGATGATCGAGTCCGGGCGCGTGATTGTCAAAGGCGCAGAATCGTCGTCTACAATGAAGGCACAACCCGACGTGTCCGGCTCCGAGGAGGAGTAAAACCATATGGCTAAGCTCGTTCTCACTAACGCGAACATCGTTCTCGCTGGCACAGACATTTCCGCGAATGTTGCAAGCCTGTCCATCGAATCTACGGTCTCGGAGGTCGAGACCACGGCCTTCGGTCCGGGCAACGGTGTGACGCGCGTCGGTGGTCTGATCGATACGACGATCTCCCTTTCGATGCACAACGACTACAGCGCAATTGAGGGTCTTGTCTATCCGCTGATCGGCAGCACGACCTCGGTCGTCGTCAAGCCGAATGGCACGGCAGTCTCGACCACGAACCCGAGCTACACGGCTACGGTTCTGGTGACTGGCTGGAGTCCCGTCAACGGTGCTGTCGGCGAGCTGAACACGGTTGACGTGTCGTGGCCGGTGTCGGGTACCGTAACGAAGGCTGTCGCTTAGTCTGATCGCGTAACCTCTACGCCCAGGGAGGGCTGGACATGGAACTACAATTCAAGATCAAAGAGACAGGCAAGGACAGCATTGTTGTCCGTGCCGCGCTGGTCGACATCGTGGCGTGGGAGGATCGCTTCGAGCGACCATCCTCGACGATGGGTGGCGACTCGATTTTTGCTCGCGACTTCGTGTGGCTGGCGTGGCATTCGCAGAAGCGCACGGGCGCGACGACTCTGGACTTCATGGATTGGGTCGCTACGCTGGATGAGATTGAAGGGGCCGAGGAAGTCCCTTTAGAGCTCTCGGAGAATCCTCCAGCCATTGGCTCATCGCCAGTCTCGCAGTAGAGACAGGCATCGCGCCTAGTGTGCTGATGCTGGAGTCGGAGCGGATGCTCTGGACGATGCTCGGCTATATTCGTTGGCGAAGCGTTCACGCGAACCGGTAGACTGACCGTATGGCTACGCAGCAGATACGTGGCTTGGATGATGCGCTGAAGACGCTAGGCAAGATGGATCCGGTGCTGCGTCGAGAGGCCGTCAAGACAGTCAAGAAAGACGTGCAGCCGATCGTGTCCGCTATCAAGGCTGGGCTGCCGAAGGCTCCGCTATCTAACTGGGTTGCTCCGAAGCAGTCAAGCGCGCGGCGGGGAACTGTCTCTGCTGGTCGTAGTGGTGCAGCGGGGACACCTTACTGGGAATTGGGGAAGGCCAAGAGTGGTGTTCGATCGAGTGTCAAGAGGCAGAGCGCACGCCAGATGAAAGGGAAGCAGATTCTTGTCAGCATTCGTCAGACAAACGGTGCAGGTGAGGTCTTCGATATGGCTGGCAAGCAAACTAGCAACACCTTTACGCGCAACCTATCTGCAAAGTGGGGCGGACCGTCGCGCCTTATGTGGCCGACCGTGGAGAAGCACAAGCCAACCGTCTTAGCGTCGATCAAAAGGAGCGTGACTAGTATGGAGGACATTATCAATGAAGAGTTGCGGCTACGTGGCTACACGCGCGGCCGGCCGAGCGGCTCCCCTCATTACCGGTAACGATAGGCAGGTAGAATAGACTCATGGCTATTGTAATTCCGATTGGCGTTGATACATCTGGTCTATCGCGCGGACTCTCGCAAGGCACTAGCGGTCTCCGCAAGTTTGGCAAGATGGCTGCCATTGTCGGCGGGGCAGCTGCGCTCGGAGGACTTGTTGCCACGCTGAAGATTGGCGTCGACGAGTTCATGGGCGCGCAGAAGGTGTTGGCGCAGACGGGGGCGGTGCTGAAGTCGACGGGTGGCGCTGCGAACGTGACGAGTAAGCAGATCACCACGATGTCGGAAAGCCTGATGAAGTTGAGTGGCGTCGATGACGAAGCGATCCAATCCGGCCAAAACTTATTGTTGACGTTCACGAAGATCCGCAACGAGACCGGCAAGGGCAACAACATCTTCGACCAGGCTACGCTGGCGATGACCAACCTGTCGGTCGCGATGGGTAAGGATCTGAGCTCTTCGGCGATCCTCGTTGGTAAGGCGCTGAACGATCCCGTAAAGGGTGTCGGGGCGTTGTCGCGTGCTGGCGTTCAATTCACGGCGTCGCAGAAGGACACGATCAAGGCGCTCGTAGATTCTGGCAACGTCATGGGCGCGCAGAAGATGATCCTGAAAGAGCTGGAGGTGCAGTTTGGTGGGAGTGCTAAGGCTGCCGGTCAGACGTTGCCGGGTCAGCTCAATATTCTCAAGGAGACTTTCCGCAATACGGCGGCGGATCTGGTGGCTGTGTTTATCCCGACGCTTTCACGGGCGGCTACTTCCTTGCTGAACTTCGTTCGCGGATTCGCTAACGCACCGACACTTACCGCGAAGATTGATTTCGTCATTGGTAAGTTTCGTGATTTTGCTTGGAGCGGGATCCAAACTATTTCGGACTGGTGGCAAAAGACTAAGGTCACGTTCGAGGACAACCCTGGCAACCGCCTGAAGGTGACGATCACGGATTCCGGCGAAGATCAGCTGAACACCTTTTTTGAGGGAATCAAAAAGACTCTTGACAAGAAGGCAGACACCCTCGGCAAGTCGCTCGGTAAGAAGATCGTGAAGGGGATCTTTGGTGGCGGTAAAGAGCAGGCTACCGAGTCGGGCGATGCGTTTATCAATGACTTGCTTGTTGCTTTGCTAATCAATAAGCCCGCATTCGATCTTGGCAAGCGTTTCGTGCTGGCTATTTTTGACGGAATGCGCGAAGAGTTCAATCGGTCATTGACCGACAATCCCGTGAGCGTATTTATAAAGACTCTTGGGGTTGTCTTGACTCCACAATTTGGTGCCGTTGGTAGTGCTGCCGCCGATAAGCTTGCCGAGGCAGTCAGGGCTGGAAGAAAGGGTACTATCCGCGCGGTAACCGATACCGTGCGCGACGCCGTGAACGCTGCGCGTCAGGGACTTACTGGTCTTGGCTCGACGTTGGGCGGGATGCTCTCCACGATCACGGGTACGTCGTCGGCGGATGCAAAAGAAGCTGCCCGCTTGCGTAAGCAGCAGAAGGATCAGCAGGAGACTCGCGAGCGAGCGCGTCTGACGCTAGTCAGGGATTCGGCTGCTACCGATGAGGAGCTCGCGCAGGCAAAGCAGGATCTTGCTGACTTTG